CCATCACGTTGAACGTCAACAAGGAATTTGGCGTTTCAATGATGGGGCCGCAGGAAATGCAGGCAATGTTGATGGCGGTAAACACCGGGCAGCTTTCCCGCGAAACATTCCTGTCTGAATTGGCGCGGCGTGGCATGATCCAATCTGACATTAACGTGCAGGACGAATTGGAGCGCATCGCTGCTGATGGGCCAGACCTAACAGGGGCCGACAATGGCTTCGGTGAATGAGGAACTGCTAGACGCGCTAACGCGGCATGAGGTTTATTTGCGGCGGTATAGCACGGCAACGCTGCGCAAGGTTCTGGCAACGCTCAAGCGGGTAGATGCCCGCATTATTGAGCGGCTGCTGGACGAAGGCGGTTCAGCACTTTCGCGCACCCGGCAGGAAAAGCTGCTTAACGATCTGCGCAAGGTGGTGGAAAGCGCATATGTGGACGCCACAGGGGCTTTGCAGATCGACCTTGAGGGGCTGGCAAAATACGAAGGCACGTTTCAGACAGACATTTTCAAAAAGGTTTTGCCCGTAAAGTTTGAGACGGTCACGCCATCGGCTGACCAGATCATTGCGGCAGTGAACAGCAGGCCATTCCAAGGCAAGCTGTTGAAAGAGGTTTATCCCGAACTGGGGGCATCGGCATTCCGGCAGGTGCGCGACACGATACGCGGCGGCTTTATTGAGGGGCGCACAACAGACCAGATCGTGCGCGACCTTCGCGGCACAGCGGCCCAAGGCTTTAAGGACGGCATTCTCAGCAAGACCAAGCGGGACGTTGAAAGCGTTGTTCGCACAGCAGTCAATCACACGGCCAACACCGCCAGAGAATACACGTATGAAGCCAACCAAGACCTTGTGAAGGGGGTCAGGTGGAACGCCACGCTGGACGGGCGCACAACGGCTGTTTGCATGGCGCGGGACGGCAAGGTTTACGATCCTGGCAAGGGGCCGCGACCGCCTGCGCACTTTAACTGCCGATCAAGCACAAGCCCGATCTTGAAGTCTTGGCGGGAATTGGGCTTTGATGTTGATGAACTGCCAGCGGGAACGCGGGCAAGCATGAACGGCCAAGTGCCTGCGGGCCAGGACTATGACGGGTGGTTGCGCAAGCAGCCCAAGGGCTTTCAGGATGAGGTTCTAGGCAACCGAAAGGCCGACCTGTTCAGAGGTGGTTTGAAAGTTGACCGTTTTGTTGATATAAAGGGGCAGGAGTTGACGCTGGATCAACTGCGCAAGCGGGAGCGCGAAATTTGGGAAAAGACCGCCTGAAACTGGTTGTTGACCGAAAGGCCAAACCCGCCCGCACCTATGCAGGCGAACCTTTGGAATGCCCGAAGTGCAAAAATCGCAACTTGATTGAGACATTCAGCCCGACTTTCCACGCGGGCCGCACCCGCAAGGGCAAGCGCACCGGATGGGCCTGTCCCTACTGTCAGAAGATCGTGACGGAATAAACCAACCAACAACCAAGCAAGAGCCAGCCCCGCAAGCGGGGCTTTAACCGTTGGCGGGAAGCCAACTTTCAACAGCGGGAAGCTGAACCATGGAAATCGAAGTTACAGACGCAACAGCACTGCCAGAATGGATGCAAGGCCACGTAAAAGAGGGCAAGCTAAACTTGGGCGGCATCCCTGCCCCAGAAGATGTGAGCGGCCTCAAGAGCGCACTGCAAAAAGAGCGCGAAAACACGCAGGCTTATTCAAAGTATGGCAAGCCTGATGAAATCGAAGCCAAGATTGCCGACCTGACTGAAAAGGCCAAGGGCAGCGGCAAGGGTGCCGAGGACGCACAAGCCAAGCTGGACGCGATGGCCCAAGATTATGAAGGCAAGCTGAACGGCGCAAATGAGCGCATTCAAAAGATGATGCAGCGCACAGCAGCCAGCGACCTCAAGGCAGAACTTGCGAAGGCAGGATTTATTGCCGAAGCCATTGACGACATTGCTGCAACGGCGATGGGGCGTCTGCAATTTAACGAGGACGGCACCCCGAAGGTGCTGACCCCAGACGGAAAACCGATGATTGGCAGCGGTGCTGATCATGGGGCGACCTTGGCCGATCTGGCGAAGGAACTAGCCGAGGCCAAACCCTATGCGGTGCGGGACCAAGGCAAGGGCGGCGGCGGGAAGCCAGCCGGATCACAAGGCGGGATGCCTGCAAAAACCGTCACTCGCGCACAATGGGACCAGATGGGCCACGTTGACCGGGCGGCATTTTCAAAAGATGGCGGCAAAGTCTCAGACTGACCGCGAATATAGGAGTTTGACCAGATGGCAAACGTACTGACAGACCTTGCGGCGGATATTTACAAAGCCGCCGATATTGTGGGCCGTGAACAGGTGGGTATCATCCCGTCTGTCACAATCAACGCAGGTTCCGAGCGGGCCGCGTTTGGCGATACGGTGCGTTCGCACTTCACGCGCAAGCCCACGCTGAACACCAGCTACACCCCTTCCATGACAGTTCCAGAGGGTGACGATCAGACGGTTGATAACAAGACCATGACAATCGACCAGGTGGCAAACGTGCAAATCCCGTGGACAGGCGAGAACATCAAGCACGTCAACAACGGTTCCGGCTATGAAACCATTTATGGCGACCAGATTGCACAGGCGATGCGGACCATCACCAACGCAATCGAAAGCTATGCAGGTGAAGCTATCAAAAACGGCGCATCCCGCGCTACTGGCACGGCAGGCACCACGCCTTTCGCGTCAAACTTTGATATTGTTGCCGAGGCACGTCAAATTCTGGTGGATAACGGCGCACCGATGGACGGGCAAATCACAATGGCCCTGAACACGGCAGCAGGCACCAAGCTGCGCAACCTTGCGCAGTTGCAGAAGGCCAACGAAAGCGGTGGCACACAGTTGCTTCGCCAAGGCACACTGCTGGACCTGCAAGGCGTCATGCTCAAGGAGAGCGCAGGCGTTGTGCTGCACACCAGAGGCGCAGGCACAGGCTACCTTGCCAACGGCGCAGGCGCAGTTGATGACACCACTGTCACGCTCGACACAGGCACGGTCAACACAACAGGCATCAAAGCGGGTGACGTTGTGACCTTCGCCGCTGACACCGACAACAAGTATGTTGTTGGCACTGGCCTGACTGCGGTTTCTGGCAACATTGTTTTGAATGAAACGGGCCTGCGCTCAATCATTCCTGACAACAACGCCCTGACCATCGGTGCGTCATACACAGGCAACGTCATGTTCCATCGCAACGCGGTTGAACTGGTTGCCCGCGCACCGGAGCAGCCTTTCGGTGGAGACGCAGCAGTTGACCGCATGACGGTGCAAGACCCGTTTTCGGGCCTGATCTATGAAATCGCGGTATACAAAGGTTATGGCAAGACCATGATTGATGTGACCACTTTCTACGCCTGCAAAGTGTGGAAAAACGATTTTGTTGCAACCGTTCTGGGCTGACTTTTGCGAAGGGCTGGCTTCGGCTGGCCCTTTTCCAAAGGTCGGATTTTAACGCGATGAAGTGGACACTCCATGGCACTAGATAACACCATCGGCGGGGCTGCGTCTGACACCTACGGGACGCTTGCTGCTTATACCACATATTCGCAGAATATGGGCTGGACACTTGAGGCGACCGATGGAGCCAATGAGGCAAACCTGCGGCGGGCAGCGATGTTCATTGACCGCAAGCACAACTTTATCGGGCTGAAGCAATACCAAACGCAGGCGCGATCATGGCCGCGTTTGGTGCGCGACCTTGCTGACGATTGGCCGATTGATCCTGACACAATCCCGGCAGACATTATCAGCGCACAGTTTGAAGTGGCGTACTTGCTGCAAGGTGGTCTTGACCCGTTTGCGACGATTGAGACTGCCAAAACAAAAGACATGATCAAGGTTGGCCCGATCACGATTGACGAAGCAACGCTGCCGACGACAGCCCCGCGCATTGTGGCGATTGAAGGGCTGCTGCGTGATTATATCAAAGGGGGCGTTGGGCAACTCGCCCTGCGGCGTGGCTAATGACGACGATCCGCGCAAAGGTCACAGCAGCTTTCGATAAGATTGCGGCAAAGCAGCCTGACGCGATCCAGACAGGCAGCATTCAGCAGCCCACGCCTGTTGCATCGGGCGGCGGGCCATCAGACCCCACAGGCGGCACCCCTGGCACCACACCAACGCCCGTAGCGGCCCGAATGGCTGTCTTTGAAGTTGATGAGCGGCGGGTTGACGGCACCAACATCCAGGCGGGTGACTTTCAGGTGATCGTGGAGCCTATCAGTATCGAAGTCACGCTTGCGGATAAGGTCATTTGTGATCGTGGCACTTTGACGATTGCACGGCTTGGGCGTGTGGCATCAGGCGGCACAACAGCCCTTTATGACATGATCTGCCGTGGGTGATTTTGCGGCAGACGTTGCCAAGTTTGAAACCAAAACGCTGAAAAAGATGGACTTGGCGGTTCGCAAGGTTGCTCTGGAATTGTTCAGCCGGGTTATTCTGCGCAGCCCCGTTGACACAGGCCGCTTTCGTGGAAACTGGCAGGTTTCAGTTGGCAACATCCCAAGCGGGACACTGGAACTTGACGACAAGAGCGGCACGGCAACGGTCAGCAAGGCAGCAGCAGCGGCGGCAGGGGTAAAGGCTGGCGATATTATCTACCTTGCCAACAACCTGCCTTATGCCATGCGTCTTGAGGAAGGTTATTCGGACCAAGCCCCAGGCGGCATGGTCGCGCTAACGGCGCAAGAGTTTAAGTCAATCGTTGACGCAATCGGAATGGAATTGGTGGTTTTATGACGGTTGAGAGCGATCTACACGCGGCCCTGATGGCCCGTTCTGAGGTTATGCTTGCTGCCCTGTCTTACCCGGCCCTATGGCCGCAAAAAGGCGGGGACATGCCTGCTGGTGAGCATCTGCGGGTTTACCATCTGCCGAATGATAACGCGGCAGCTGATCTATCCAGCCAGGTCATGCGGCGGCAAGGTTTCTTGATTGTGACGTTGGTTTCACCACTTGGCGTTTATGAGGC